TTGTTATTATTTAACGGATGTTTCTAATCTTGGAAACGTACATACATTGAATTTAAGATTATGTGATAGTGTGACAGATATTTCTATGCTCGGTAAAGTCCATAATTTGAATCTATCAGGTTGTGATAATCTAACCGATGTTTCTAATCTAGGTAATGTTCATACTCTCGATTTATCTGCTTGTGATAATCTAACCGATGTTTCTAAACTAAGAAATGTTCATAATCTAGATTTATCATATTGTTACAATATAACAGATGTTTCCAGTCTTTCTAGAGTTTATAAATTGAGTTTATACGGTTGTTATTTTATTATAGATGTCTCTATGTTAGGAAATGTTCACGATTTAAATTTATCGTGGTGTCATGAGATAACAGATGTTTCTATGTTAGGAAATGTTCATAATCTTGATTTAACATGTTGTGAAGGTATAAAAGACGTTTCTAAACTAGGAAATGTTCACAAGTTGGATTTATATAACTGTACAAGAGTAACAGATGTTTCTATGCTAGGTAATGTACATACATTGAATCTGCAAAATTGTTCAAAGATAAAAGATGTTTCTATGCTAGGTAATGTACATACTTTGAATTTAAGAGGATGTAAAAGAATAAAAGATATTTCTATGCTAGGAAATGTTGTTAACTTGTTTGAATAAGTTAATTTAAAATGAAATTAAATAATCTTAATTATTATTTAATTTAAAAATCAAAGATGACTACTATCTCAAATTTACCAGACGAAATCTTATTTATGATATGCGAGAATTTAAACAATGTTGTTGATATAGTAAATCTATCTACTTGTTCAAAAAGGTTAAATTTTATATGTAAAAACTCTAATATAACCAATAGCGATGTTTATACGTTAATTACAAGAAATAATTCTATAACTAAAATGGTAAATTTGTGTATAGATTTGTGTATAAATTTCAATAAAAGTATAAAACTAAAGTTAGAACTACCTGAAAGTAAAATAACAGATGTTTCAATGCTAGGAAATGTGCATACTATTAATTTATCCTACTGTTACGATTTAACAGATGTTGCTAAACTAGGAAATGTTCATACTCTGGATTTATCAATGTGTAAAGGAATAAAAGATGTTTCTAATCTCTGTAATGTTCATATATTAGATTTATCTCATTGCAATAATGTAACAGATGTTTCTAAACTAGGAAATGTTCACACGTTAAATTTAAGCAATTGTTTTGGTTTAAAAGATGTTTCTAAACTCGGTGGGGTTCATACTTTAGATTTATCTCATTGTCTTTATTTAACAGATGTTTCTAATCTAGGAAATGTATATGATCTTAATTTAGGCTGTTGTGATGATATAACAGAATTTTCTAATCTCGGTAGAGTGCATACTCTTAATTTATATGGTTGTGATGGTATAACAGATGTTTCTTTTCTAAGAAATGTTCATACTCTTGATTTATCCTATTGCGATAACGTAACAGATGTATCTATGCTAGGAAAAGTCAATACTTTGAATTTATCCTACTGCGATGGTATATCAGATGTATCTAAACTAGGTAGAGTACATAATTTGAACTTATCAGGATGTTATAATATAACTGATTTTTCTAAACTAGGTAAAGTCCATACATTGAATTTACGTAGTTGTGATAATTTAAAATATGTATCTATGTTAGGAAAAGTGCATACTTTGAATTTATCTTTTTGTCAGAACGTAACTGATGTTTCTAAACTAGGAAATGTGTATAATTTGAACTTATTAGGATGTTATAATATTTCAGATGTTTCTATGCTCGGAAACGTCCATACATTGAATTTACGTAGTTGCGATATTTCAGATGTTTCTAATCTAGGAAATGTTCATACTTTGGATTTATCTTATTGTAAAAATATAACAGATGTTTCTATGCTTGGAAACGTACGTAATTTGAACTTATCAGATTGTAGAAACGTAAAAGATGTTTCAATGCTAGGAAATGTTTCCAAGTTAATTTAAAAATGAAATTAAGTAATTAAAAAATTATTTAATTTAAAAATCAACAATGACTACTATCTTAAATTTACCAGACGAACTTCTGTTTATGATTTGTGAAAAACTTAGTAATGTTGTTGATATAGTAAATCTATCATTTTGCTCAAAAAGGTTAAATTTCATATGTAAAGGTTCTGATATAACCAATAGCAATGTTTATAAAGTGAATAATGTATCGTTTTATAAAACGATACATCTAGCGCTAGATTTTAATAAAAGAATTAAACTAAAATTGAATTTATACTGTTATGAGAATGTTATAGATGTTTCTAAACTCTCTAGAGTACATAATCTCAATTTATCTTATTGTTTTAATATTTCAGATGTTTCAATGTTAGGAAATGTTCATACTTTGAATCTTTCAGGATGTATAAATGTAACAGATGTGTCAAAACTAGGAAATGTTCATACTTTGGATATATCCTACTGTGAAAGGTATAACAGATGTTTCAATGTTAGGAAATGTTCATACTTTGGATATATCCTACTGTGAAGGTATAACAGATGTTTCAATGTTAGGAAATGTTCATACTTTGGATATATCAATGTGTACTAATATAACAGACGTTTCTAAACTCGGAAACATACATACATTAGATTTATCAGGTTGTAAAAACGTAACAGACGTTTCAATGCTAGGAAATGTTTATTCATTGCGTTTATCTCATTGCAATAATGTAACGGATGTTTCTAATCTGGGAAATGTTCATACACTAAATTTATCTAATTGTTTTGCTTTAACAGACGTTTCAATGCTTGGAAATGTACGTAAGTTGAATTTATCTCATTGTCTTTCTTTAAAAGATGTTTCTAAACTCGGAAATGTTCATAATCTTAATTTATCATATTGTAAAATATCAGATGTCTCAAAACTAGAAAATGTTCATACTTTGAATTTATCCTTTTCTAATTATATCTCAGATGTTTCCAATCTCGGAAAAGTACATACATTGGACTTATCGGATTGTATAAACGTAACAGACGTTTCAATGCTAGGAAAAGTTCATTATCTCGATTTATCTCATTGTATAGGAGTAACAGATGTTTCTAATCTTTCTAGAGTTCATACATTGAATTTATACAAGTGTAAAAATGTTAAAGATGTATCAATGCTTGGAAATTCAAATAAATATAATTTATTCACAAGAATAGTTTAAAATGAAATTAAGTAATAACTATTATTACTTAATTTAAAATGTCTTTCTTGAATTTACCAGATGAACTTATCTCTATGATATGCGAGAAACTTGAAAGAGTTGTTGATTTAGTAAATATATCAGTTTGCTCGAAAAGGTTTAATTTCATATGTAAAAGCTCTAATATCTATAATAGTGAAGTTTATAGTTTAAACTTAGAGAAAAATGTACATAACGCTTTAAAGTTTAATAAAAGTATAAAACTAAAATTGGATTTATCGAATTATGAAAGCGTTTTAGATGTTTCTGAACTGGGAAATGTACACACTCTTAATTTATCATATCGTTGTAATATTTCAGATGTTTCTAAACTTGGTAAAGTAAATAATTTGAATCTATCTAACTGTAATAAAATAACAGATGTTTCTATGCTAGGAAATGTTCAAACACTAAATTTATCAGGTTGTGTAAACGTTTCGGATGTTTCTAAACTGGGAAATGTACATACTCTTAATTTATCATGGTGTAATCAAATAACAGACGTTTCAAATCTAGGAAGTTTATATAAATTGGATTTATCAGCTTGTGATAGTATAACTGATTTCTCTAGACTAGGAAATGTTAATAGTTTAAGTTTATATATGTGTAATATCACTAATAACGATTTATATAGTTTGAAAAATGTCCATACTCTTAATTTAACTTCTTGTGTTATTTCAGATGTTTCTATGCTTGGAAATGTTCATACTTTAGTATTATCTTTCTGTCAAAATATAACAGATGTTTCTAATCTGGGTAGAGTCCATAATCTTAATTTATCTTATTGTGATGGTATAACAGATGTTTCTAATCTAGGAAAAGTACATAATCTTAATCTATCATGGTGTAAAAATATATCAGATGTTTCTATGCTCGTAAATGTTCATACTTTGAATTTGTCTGGTTGTGAAAAGATAGAAACACATATATTGTAAAATTTTATTAAAATGAAATTAAGTAATCTTATTTATTACTTAATTTAAAATGTCTTTCTCGAATTTACCTACCGAACTGCTTTTTATGATTTGTGAAAAGCTAGAAAGCGTAAATGAATTAGTACAGCTTTCTTCTTGTTCAAAAAGGTTAAATTTCATATGCAAAGAGGTTAATTACATCAATAATGTTTATGTTATCGATAAAAACGATAACTGTAAAGAAAATTCGATAAATTCAGTACTAGAGTTTAATAAAAATTTAAGAATACATTTGGATTTATCTAGCTGTAAGATATTAGATGTTTCTATGTACGGAAATACATATATCTTAAAATTATCAAATTGTTACTATATTTCAGATGTTTCTAAACTTTCTAAAGTACATACACTTGATTTATCGTATTGTGATAGTCTAGAAGATGTTTCAATGTTAGGAAATGTCCATAATCTGAATTTATCTAGTTGTAGTCGTATTTCAGATGTTTCTAAACTTGGAAATGTATATAATCTGAATCTATCCTATTGTGAAAACATTTCAGATGTTTCAACGTTAGGAAACGTTCATACTTTGAATTTAGCTGTCTGTTATAATCTATCAGATGTTTCAATGTTAGGAAAAGTCGATACATTGTTTTTGATGAGATGTCATAAAATAAAAGATGTTTCAATGTTAGGAAATGTTCATACTCTGAATTTATCTAGCTGTGGTAGTATTTCTGATGTTTCTAAACTCGGAAATGTATATAATCTGAATCTATCCTATTGTGAAAAAATTTCAGACGTTTCAATGTTAGGAAATGTTCATACTTTGAATTTAGCTGTCTGTTATAATATATCAGATGTTTCAAAACTCGGTAATGTATTTGATTTAAATTTAACATGTTGTCACGGTATAACAGATGTTTCAATGCTAGGAAATATTAATACTTTGAATTTAACTGGATGTAGAAACATACATGACGTTTCTGAATTATCTAATATCAAGAAACTAAACTTATCATGGTGTGAAATTATTATAAAATGAAATTAAGTAATAACTACTATTATTTAATTTAAAATGTCCTTGTCGAAATTACCAGATGAACTTTTGCTTATGATTTGCGAGAAACTCGCTAAAGTTAGAGATTTAGTAGCTTTCTCTTGTTGTTCAAAGAGGTTAAATTTAATATGTAGAGATGTTAATTACGTAAATGATGTTTATGTTATCGATAAAAACGAACAAGTAGAAAAAGCATTGTCTTTTAATAAAAATATAAAATTAAAATTAGATTTATCATGGGGTAAGAAAGTGTCTGATTTTGAAATTTTAGGAAAAGTATACGATTTGAATTTATCGTATTGTGATAATGTTTCAAATGTTTCAATATTTTCAAATTTACATAAACTTGATTTAACATGGTGTAGATACGTTTCAGACGTTTCCACGTTAGGAGATATTAATACTTTAATTTTAAGAGCATGTAAACTTATAACGGATGTTTCTAATCTAGGAAATGTTCGTACTCTTAATTTATCAAGATGTAGAGAATTAACTGATGTCTCTATGCTAGGAAATGTACATACTCTTGATTTATCCATATGTGATAGTATTTCTGATGTATCTATGTTGGGAAATGTCCATACACTTGATTTATCGTATTGTGATGGTGTTTCAGATGTTTCTAAACTAGGAAATGTTCATACATTAAATTTATCATCTTGTAGAAATGTAACAGATGTCTCTAAACTCGTAAATATATGTAATCTCGATTTATCAAATTGTAGAAATATAACAGATGTATCTAATCTAGGAAACATTCATACTTTAAATTTATCGGTTTGTATGAATATTACAGATGTCTCTAAATTAGGAAATGTTCATAATCTCAATTTATCTCAATGTTATAACATTTCAGACGTTTCTAATCTAGGAAATGTTCACACGCTTGATTTATCAAGATGTAGATATTTAACTGATGTCTCTAATCTAGGAAATGTTTATACACTTGATTTATCATGGTGTAAAGACGTAACAGACGTTTCTAATCTTGGAAATGTTCACGATCTTATTTTATCTTTTTGTGATGGTATAACAGACGTTTCTAATCTAGGAAACGTATATAATCTTGATTTATCAGGATGTAAATACGTAAATAAAACACAATTAATTTAATCCTGTCTCATATACTGAAATAGCATCTCTAAAATATATATCGAATTCAGAATCTTCAATGTATTCCTTGAATTCAATATACATCTCTTCTCTTATACTTATTAATTCCTCTCTTAAAAATGTAGAGAATAATATATTTCTTGAATTGTTTACTGAATTGTCTTCGCTTATTTCTGACAATACACCGCTTTGAAATTCCTCTAATATAAACTCGTTTATCATATCATCATCAAGCATGTTTTTATTCTTTATATTTTCCTCTATGAAATAGTCTCTTAATTCTTGCTGTGAAGGATAGTCTTTGTTAGAATACATACTCGTCTGAACATCATTTACCATTTTATTTAATTGTTGTTTATTGTAATTTTTAATAGCATTTCCGTAATTATCTCTGATTATAAATTCATACTCTAACTTTTTAACAGTTATATGTTTTTTAAGTAAACTCAACATATCATCTTCCTTTAAAATCATTGAATCTACTATGATATTCATCTTTTCCGTTGTATTCCATTTCTCTAATATATTTCTAGCTCTAAAATTTAATCTACCAACAAAATTAGAAACAATCTGATCTTTCCATGAAATTTTATAGTTGAAATCACCGAATCCGGAAATCGTGTTAATAGTATATGAAATAAATCCAGTAGAGCATATACCACACATTGCTATTAATTCCTCGACTAATCGTTTCTTCATTTCTTCAGCAAATTCACTATTTTCTATATACGTCCATACTTTTACAAGAACCGCCTTTAATGTGAAGTTGTATTTAGAATACATGATTCTATCTAATTCTATTCTGTTTAACGATATATTTATTTTTTCCTTGTTTTCAGAAGTGACATTTACAGTTTCCATGTATGTTTTTATTTTATTTTTAACAAATGTGAAATCTATAATACCATAATCTTTTATTCTCAACGTATCTATTCCATTTAAGAATTCTAACGCTTCTAAAACACTATCTTCGATTTCATCATAATGAGCATTTTGCGCATTTTCAAATATCGTCTTAGCTTTTCTAGCAACACCGTTTTCATTGTTTCCTAGTTCATATATTATATTTTTAGCCTTTTCTTTAATATCTTCGCTTTTAGAAAGTCTTAAAAGCATGTCAGATGCATCCGCACGTATATTGTAAACGGAATCCTTGTTTAATGCTATTTCGAGAATCTCCTTTTCTATACTTTCATAATATTCACAGTTATTTATCAACAAGTATTGAGCTGATAAAATCTTATGGTAATTATCAACTACATTTACAAAGAAGAAATACATCAGTTCATTCAAAGCGAATAAGCTATTTTTACTCAAATTAATCTCGAATGAAGAAGAGTTTCCCTTTCCCTTTTCTTCCTTTTCTTCTTCTTCCTTTATTATATTATTTTCAAGTGAAAGAATAGTTTTGTATTTAAAAGTATCATTCAGTGTTTCCAATTTAATAATTTCTTTAAAACATGCTATAGCATTTTCTACGTATTCAGAATGTTCAAGAAGTGTTTTTATACTTTCAATTCTTAAAGGTGTAGAAACAGACATATCCATTTCACTGCAAATTTTACTAAGACATGAATATCCTATTTTTTCACCTCTTGAACATAAATTATTAGCTATTATATTCTTGAAATTCAATGGTAGATCATTCAATTCATCGCATATTTTATGTAGAAACTCTTCTACGTATTTAGAACCTGAATAGATGTAAATACCGCATAGTTTATTTATTTCTTCTATTATATCTTCCTTGTATATATCGTATAATTTAGAAAACGCCTTCATTCTTGTATTTATAGATAAACTCATTTCATCTACTATTTCAGATAGTTTAATTCTATCTGTCAATTCTTTTATATTTTCTAGTATTTCTGAATCTTCTTCTTCGTATTCTAATTCTTTAATAATATCCAAATTTATAACAGTTACCATTTTTAATTTTTTGTTATATTCCTTAAATTACAGTTTTTAATTTAAGGAATATGATTTTATTATTAAATAATTATGTGCGGTATATTTACTTATATTTTTAAAGAAAATAACAATGATAATCTAATTTCGGAAATTCAGAAAAATTCCGATATGTTAAAACCAAGAGGTCCGGATTCTTCTCAATTTATCCTAGGTAATGGATATTACATGCATTTCTACCGATTGAATATCATAAATTCCGATTCTATCTCTAACCAGCCTATTAGAAATAAAAATAATGTCTTGGTATGCAACGGAGAGATTTTCAACTACCAGGAATTGAAAACAAGGTTCAATATAAAAGAGGATGTCTATTTTACTAAATCTGATTGTGAAATTATTATTCATCTATACGAATTCTATAAGAATCAAGCTATGAATGAAGATCCTTTGAACTTCTCATATAAGAGAATTATAGATAACGTTTACAATCAACTAGACGGAGAATTTTCATTCGTTCTACATGATAAATCAGACAATGTATTTTTCGCCTGTAGAGATAATTACGGAGTTAGACCTCTTTTCTACTCTATTGATGGAAATGATATAATTTTATCTTCAGAAATGAAAGGAATGAATTTACTAGCTAAAAACATAAAACAACTACCATCTAATTCGGTTATGATCACGCATAAGGTTATTGAATCTGATATAAATGTCGTTTCATTCTATCAAATTAGAAATAGAAATATATTTACAAACAACTTAAAAATCCATAACCATGATTATAATACTATTTTGAAAAATATAAGAGAAACATTTACTTCAGCGGTCGAAAAAAGATTGATGGGATCGAGAGAAATATGTTCTCTTCTATCTGGTGGTTTGGATAGTAGTCTTGTTTGCGGTATTCTTACGCAGTTGCTAGGAAAAGAAAAACTAAAAACATTCTCTATCGGAATTAAAGGATCTACTGATTTGATTTACGCTAGAAAAGTCGCTGATCATATCAAAAGCATTCACACTGAAGTAGAATTAACAGAAGACGAGTTTTTGAATTCCATAGACGAAACAATTAGAATAATCGAAAGTTATGATACTACTACAGTAAGAGCAAGTGTTGGAAATCAGCTTATTGCTAAATATATTTCAGAAAACACAGATTGTAAAATTGTATTCAATGGTGATTATTCAGATGAGGTTTGCGCTGGATACAAGTATTTCAAAAATTGCAATAATGATTTAGAATTAGATACCGAATGTAGAAGATTGGTTAAAGATATCATTTATTTTGATTCTTTGCGTTCTGATAGAAGTATTTCCGCTTATGGTTTAGAAGCACGAGTACCTTTTTCAGATAAGAACTTTATTGAATATTATGCTAATATCGATCCTAATTTGAAAACTAGTCATGATAGAATTGAAAAATTCATTCTACGAGATGCATTCAATACAAATGAAAACGATGAATGTATAATTCCTCTAGAGGTCTTATGGAGAAAGAAGGAAGCATTCTCTGACGGTGTTAGTTCTATTGAAAGATCATGGCATCATATAATCAAGGAATATATGGATAAACAAATGACAGACGAGTATTTTAATGTAAACAGGGTAAAATATGTTCACAATACACCAGAGACAAAAGAACAGTTATATTACAGAGAGATTTTCTGTAAATATTACGGAGATAACAATAGTAATGTAATTCCGTATTTCTGGATGCCTAAATGGTGTGATTCAAAATTAAACGATCCTTCTGCTAGAGAGATATAAGGGAGAGGTAAGGAAGAATTTTATTTTATTACTACTTACTAAGTAATAAAATAAGAAAAGTGTATTTTATAGTTTAAGTAAACAAGTGTATCCTATCAATATTTTAGATTCGGGATTTTTAACCTTTTTTGATTTTATGTTTTCTTCTATCATCTCTTCGTATTTATACATAACAATAAATGAATTATAGAATTCTGTCATATTATTCGCATTCGCTATGTATTTAATATCAGTTGAATTCGTATATGAAAATACTCTTATATTACTGTTAAGTTTATTTTCAGGATCGTTCTTGTGTTCGAAATCTTTTAAATTCAATTCTGGACCTATATTGAATTTAGACTCGTACCATTTATAAATAGTATAGATAGCATCGTTTAAATTTTTTACACGCTGTGCTAAATATATATCATTTCCTAAAATACTGTTCTTGAAGAAGTAAGGCGTCTGCTTTTCCGAATTAATTTTATCTACGAGTATACTTTTGTTTATATTCTTCTTATCGTTTATGTAATTTATTATAGATTGTTCTTTGTATAAAACAATCTGCGTGGGTATATTATCAAAATCTGAAACATCCATATAGTAATTATCCAAATGCTCCTTCTTATAATAATTAAATAATTTTTCTCTATCTCTAATGTATTTTAGTTTGACAGAAAAAAGCAATCGGTTTCTTAATTCTTCAGATGAAATTTTTATTTTATTATTTTCGTCGAATAAATTTCTATTCGACTCGAAACTAATACTAAACTCTTTTAATTCGTTCATATAATCAAAATCTTCGTATATGGATATATTCTTTTCACTGAAATCTATAATATCATTATCAGAAACTTCTTTTAATTTTTTATCGTTTATATACTTTGAAAACAGATATAAAACATATTCATTCAAGTATCTAGCTATTTTCTTATTAGAATTGAATAAATCTACTTCATTCATTATTTTATCTTTACTATCAGTTTTTGATATATAAATCATACTTTCATCATTTCTCTCTATCACAGTAGGTAATTTATCGGTTTTAAAAGGTTCTGTTACAATAGAGCATTTTATATTATTTATTTTTAATAATATCTCTGTACATAAATCGTTCTTTACAACTTTACCGTAGATAATTCCATTTATATCTTTTAATGTATTTTCTATTTGTTCATACTTTATTTGCTTGTATCTATCCAATTCGATTGATTCGATATTTATAGGAGGTAAAGGTTCTGTTATCAAATCGAATATGAATTTTTTAGACTTTCTTATTCTAAATACACGTGATTTACCATTACTATCTATGCTCTGAGCTATAATTCTATTAGTTGTTTCAGCTAAAATTATATTACCATACTTTTCAACGCTTTTCAGATAAACATTCTTCTTATTCTCTAATTCATTAATTTTATAGACAACAGGTAAATCAAACATTTCTACTCGTTTATTCAGATAATAAGATTCATTCATTCTATCTAAAACTTCGATTATGTTATCTATAAAGTCTTCGTTCCCTTCGAATTTAGGGAAATATTCCTCTTTTCTACCTGATTTACTATATCTCACTATGATTTCACACTGTGGATATTTCAATAAAGGGAACTGTGTTCCATTGTTCTCGTATATGAAAACAAAAGGTCTATTCTTATCATATTTGAATTTTAAATGATTCTCTCTGTATCTAGGTATTGATATTTTGCCCTTTTTATCTTTTCCGTCTGTAAATATGATTATATTACATTCAAATTCTTCTTCTAAGATTCTATACAATAAATTAGGATTCATATACTCTAATTCTTCTTTTTCTTCTCCTAGATTTATATTTATCGATTTATTAAAGTAAGAAAGTATTTGCTCTTTAGTCATATCATAGCATTCTTGTTTTGCAATATTATAGTTTAATAAATCACCTGATTCTATCGTTTCATATAATTTATTTTTGTATTTATTTATTACTTTTATCCTATCCTTCTCTATATCGTAATCCTTTATTTTTAGAATCGACTCTATCATACAATCTAAAAAGCTAGCTTTTGTTCTAGCTACACCTTTTCTATAGAATGTAGTTTTAGGTGAAATCATAGTGAATAGTTTAATTATATTTTCAGGTAAAACTCCAAATTGTTTTATATCGCATATCTTGTTCGTAACGATTAAGTTCTTAGTCACATTACTCGATATTTTCTTTTCCTGAATTCTATATATTAGTTTATTTGTTTTCTTATCGTATTTTATTTTTTGATCATCTTTGAAACAACAAGGAAGGAAAGGAATTTCCTCGTTACTAGGAAAAGGGTTTTTCTTGAGCCCTGGATAAATGAAACCTTTATCTTTATGTTGATTACATGAAACTATAAAAGATTGATTTTCATTTAAATCGAATTTCATCAAGCTAGGATTTATATTGTCTTTTTCAAAGTTTTTATATTTTTCTGGTATACCATCATCCAAATTTATATATTTTACAACTTTTACTTGATCGTTACAATTCAACCTTATTTTACCTTTTGTTTTATCATATTCGTAAATTTTTTCATTGTAATCTTTTATTCTATCTAATTTTATTATCTTTATATTATATAATTTGAAATATTCCAGTAAATTTAAAAAACTAAAATCTCCACTTAAGTTATCTTTCTTCCATGCATTAAATACTTGTTTTATAGTTTCAAGAGGAACTATTTCTTCCTTTTTATTTACGAGAGAGTTAGCAATTCCTTGTACAAACTTCCATAAATAGGATTGTATGTAACCAGTTGTGTAACCCATTGGATAACCCATTGGATAACCCACGGGATAAAAACTGTTATATTGCTCTATATACGAATCTAGTTTATTGAAATATAAAATAAATATTCTATTAATGTAATCCCTGAAATACTCTATTACAAGTTCGTTTTTAGCTTTTATTACATGAAATTTTAAAAACCTACCGTTTATAGGGAAATTCTTTTCAGACTCTGACTTTAAATAGATATCCTTTCTATCTAGTCTTATTTCCCTATTTATATTACATGTAACTATTCCATGAGAATAGTGTTTGAACTTAATAGGTATTTCAGATTTTTCCTTTGTTGTTTTCTCCCTTTCGTTTATAGAGATCTTATAAAAAGACGGTTCATTCATAACCATATCTGAAAAGATGAAATCGATAAATTCGAATTTATTATTAGGTATGTAGAAATAACCTTTAACCTTATTGTCGTAGATTTCAATATTACTTAATTCAGGTTTTTCTAATTGTAATGTTTCGTAAATTAAATATATTATATCATTGTATTCTATATTTAATTTACCTTCTACGAATTCAGTTCTTATTAAAATACCTTTATCTGCTTGTAAAATTTCTATATTCTTATAATTCCTGTAATCATTTATGTCCGAAAAAGATGATTTACTGTTAAACTTTAACATAATAGATTTATCACTAGATTTGAGCCAGTTATTATCTTTAGGAGGTAAAAACTCGTTGTATACTTTAAAAAAATCATTAAAAACACAATATACGACCGTTTTAGATAATTTGATCGAATTGAATATTTCAATTAACGTCTTACTTGTTTTATGAATTATATCAAACAACTTCTCTTCTAGTTTAAAATTTGTAGTTCGTACTTGAGATATGGCGTTTACATTTTTAATTTCCGATTCGATAGATTCATACTGTTTTAATACTCTTTCGTTTTCATTTATTTCATCTTGCAATAATTTCTTGTATCTATCGTAATTAGATTCAATGAATTCATTAAAGAATTCCTTATTATAGACTTTCTGCTTTATGTTATTAAAATTAACGTCTTTGCTTGATATATAATCTAACTTAGGTTTGTAAGTAGATTCATAGAAATCCAATAACATTAAATCCCTAATTCCAGTATCTTTTATTTTCCTAATTTCTTTTAATTCCTTATTACTTATCAGCCATATAAAAAACAAATCATCTAAAAAGTTTAGGTTAGATGGATTTATATCGTATTTAGATCGTTCATTTAAAAAATCTATAATTGTTTCGGTATATGGTTCGTCTTCTGTGGTTATATGCTTTAATATATCTATTATTTCATTGTCTATATCTGCGTTGTATTGTTTTTTAAAAAATAAATATTTAGGAATCGTTTTTAATTTAGAAGCTATGCTTCTTTTAATTATACTAGTATCATCGGTATCATAAATTTCATGCTCTTTTCCGTTTATCGTAACTTTCATTTATAATTTATTTTATATAAATAATTATTTATATAAAATAATATTAGTATCTGCTATTTAGTATCTGCTCTTTTTGACTTTAGCTTTAACTGATTTCCTTACAATTGATTTCCTGCTCTTTTTAACTTTAGCTTTGGGTTTAGCTTTAACCGATTTTCTGACAATTGATCTACTAGAAATTGATTTTTTAAAAGGTCTTAGATTTCTACTTCCTTTTATTATTTGTTTCCTTCTACTTTGCTCTAATAGATCCTTTTTATCTATTTCCTTTAATGTCAAAGGTGTTTTTCTGCTTACTCTAACTGTTGGTCTATAAACTGGATAGGATGTTTTTGTTTTATTAGGATTTACATCTTTCCATTTCTCTTGAAACCAACGTGATAATGTCCTCTCCTTTCCATCATTTATAAACTTACCTCCTCTTTTTTTGTATTCTCTCACTACATTAGCTGAACGATATGCGCTATGTTTAGGAATTCTAATATAGATTTCTTTCTTTACTTTTTCATATAATTTAGTATCTAACGGTTTCATTTATTATGTTCATGAATAAATATAAAATACAATCCAATTATACAAATAACTAAACCTATAATATCATATTTCGTTATATTCTCGCTAAAAACCAAGTGACCTACTAGTAATACAGATATTATACTCAATATAGACCATGCGAAATTAGTTATACCTATTCCATTGAAATCATAGCATTTATTTAGCAATAAACAAATTACAGCGTAACACAAAATTGCTATAGACATGAATAAGAATCTATTACTTACTTTACTCTTTTTAATATGATAATGGGCTATACATTCTAATGATACTATTACCAGTATCATTAGTATATAAACTTTTTCTATACTTCTATTATTCGATGAAATATCATTAGATTGATTCATTTTTATTATTAATCACCATTTAATATTATTTCTTATAAGATTATCTATCCTTATTTTTAATTCCTCTATAGTTCCATTGTTATCTATTTCAAAATCAAAAGAACATCCTTTCTCACTAGAATGATCATCATTTTTCGAGTATATCCTATCGGTTTTGTTTATTCTTACAACATATCCTCCTAGGTTTTTAATGAAGTTATATTCATCTTCGAACCTACAATCATCTATTATATACGTATTATACTTGTAAATCGAGTACTTGTAGATATTTTCAATCTCTCTTATATTAAAGTACATATTTGAAATCCATATATTATCATATGGCATAATCATATTTGGACATACTTCTTTCATTCTATCTCTGAATATATCAGTTCCTATTTTCTGCATAAGTTCTCTAGGTGAAACACCCCATCTAGAATCAACTAGTTCCTTTTTATCTGAATCAAAACATTCATTGTTTCTGAAATTGAATATTTCAGAAATAGCTTTTTTCAATGGGGTAGAGAAACTTAATTTATGAGAATTATATAATTTAGATATATGATCAGACGCTACTGATTTACCACAACCCTTTTTTCCTGTCAAAGCTATTATACGTACTGGATATAACATTTAATTTTATAATTGAAATTAAATGTTTAAATTTCGTTAAAGGTAATCCATTGATTCTGTAATACAAGATTGTTTAATTTTATGACCGTTATTCTTGGTTTGCTTCGTTTCCGATTGCATATTAATTATAGTATTACTTGTCATTGACTTTTTATTGTTGTTATTAGCATCGTAGTGATTTATACTATCATGTAAAGCTTTGTTCATATCGATATTTTTATTTGTTTGATGAAATCTAAATGACATTTTTTTATTTAATACTTGTTTTTAAATAAAAATAAATAATTAATTAAATAAATAAATGCCGCAATCAAAAGGTAGTAAAAAATGTCTTGCTACAGAAGTTTATAATGAAAAATCAAATAGATGCGTTGATAGAAACGGACCTACAGGAAGAAAAATACTAGGATTATCTCCTAAAAGAGTTTCACGAAAATCTAGAGTTATTCGTAAATCAAAATCTCCTAAAGTTTCACGTAGATCAAAATTATCACCAGGTAGAAAATCAAGTAGAAAATCACTTAGAAGATCAAGTAAAGTATGTGAATCAGGTAAAATAATAAATCCTGAAACTGGATATTGTGTAAAGATAGACAGTGCAATAGGAAAGAGAATACGTGGTTTAACATCTTCTAAAAGTAGAGTTTCGCGTAGATCATCACCCAAAGTTTATCGTAGATCCTCTTATAGAATATGTGAAGAAGGTAAAATAATAAACCCTAAAACTGGTTATTGTGTAAAGGAAAACAGTGCTATAGGAAGAAAAATAAGAGGTTTAACACTGAGAGATTCGGATGATTATGTTATAAATCCTATAACATATAAACCGGTAAAAAAATCAACATCTTTAGGTCAGAGAATATTAAAAGGTGAATTGAAGAAAATAGAAAAGAGCGTTATCGAACGTATATCTACTCCTAAATTACGTTTTACACCTAATAAAGAAATAAATTGTATTAAACGTTCTAAATTAGAACTAAAACCTTATCAGGTTAAAGCAGTTGAATATATGCAGAAAAACGATGCTATTTTTATCCTTTTTGGCACAGGATGTGGAAAAACATTAACTTCCATAACAATATCTCAATGCTTTTTAGACGCGAACCCTAAAAGCAAAGTAGTTCTTATTGCTCCTACTTCACTACTTGAAAATTTCAAGAAGGAAATGACAAAATACGGAGTAAAAAATAAGAACTCTTATGAGTTATATTCATTCGATAAATTCTATCGTCTAGCGAAAGATCCCGAAACAGCTCAATTAGTTGATCTGTCAGGTAAAATGCTTATAATTGATGAAATACATAATTTGAGAAACACAGTTTCGAAGAAAAGCGCTATTATAACATACGAGTCATCTAGAGCATCTAAACGCGTTTTATTATCAGCTACTCCTTTTGTAAATGATATTTCAGATTTTATACCTATTATAAATATATTATATGGAGAACATGTGATAGATTCATATAAAATAAGCCTAGAAACTATACAAAAACATCTAGCAAATAGAATTATAGTAGAAGACTGTTATGATCCTATTTACTTTCCAGAAAGAGTGGATAAAATAGTAAATATAAATATGACAGACGAATATTATGATAAATACGTAAAAGTAATAGAAGATTCAGAAGATAGAAATACTACGGTATTTAGTAATCCTGCTCCTTTCTATAACGGTCACAGAAGAGCTGTAAATTCATTAGGAGGAGACTATTTTTCTAATAAAATTCAAAAAATTGTAAATATAATAAAGAATGGAAGAACTATTATATATTCCAATTGGTTGGATTTCGGTTTAATTCCTATAGCAAAGGCTTTGAAGAAGAATAAAATATCATTCACAGTCTTTTCAAGTGAAACTCCTAAGAAAGATAGACAGGATATGGTAAACGCTTTTAATAACGGAGAATTCCAAGCATTAATTATTTCTAAAGTAGGAGGAGAGGGATTAGATACAAAAGAGGTTAATTCAGTAATAGTAATGGATCCACCTTGGAACGATTCCGGATTACAACAGATAATAGGACGAGCTATAAGATTTAATTCACATGCTGGTTTATCACCTTCTAAAAGAGTTGTACATGTATATTTCATGAAACTGATAAGACCTAAAAATATGAAAAGTATTATATTCAGCACAGGTGACGAAATTCTATATGAAATAATAGAAGAGAAGAATAAGAGAAGTAAAGAAATAATGGATGCTTTGAAAAGAATATCTATATAAATTAATCTAACTATTATTTAAAAATTGTAAATACATATATAATTAAAAATGAAAGCTAATAATTATATATGCAACGGCGAATTTTGTGTATTGAATAACGGAAACTATTCCGAAAACGAAGTTAATCAGGAAGTTAATCAGGAAGTTAATCAGGAAGTTAATCAGGAAGTTAATCAGGAAGTTAATCAGGAAGTTAATCAGGAAGTTAATCAGGAAGTTAATCAGGAAGTTAATCAGGAAGTTA